AATTCTACATTAGGATTGTTGCCCCATTGTTTCATTTCTGGAATGTTTTCTTTAGTTCGATCACCACCGTTTGCAAAAATAATTTTGTCTGCACCTATGGCAAATGCTTTAAAGATTGCGCCTCCTGAGTCGTCAACTTTATTATCATTAACAACATCAATAACGTAATCTACCATTTTAAGATTTTTAATTATTTCCGAGCGTTCCTTCATAGGCATAAACGCTCTACCTTTTTTACGTATTAGCCATGCGTCAGAATTAACACCAACCCATAGTTGGGCACCTTTTATTTTAGCCGCCTTGAAATAGGCTATATGGCCAGAGTGAAGTGGATCGAATCCACCTGTTACTAATACAATTGTCATTACAACTGTATTTAATAATTAACGTAATGTAGTTTGTATGTAACTGAGTACCGTTTCAGGGTCCGAAACAGTATAAGGGTCGGTGTCAGCACCGTCATGATTAAATCCAGGTTCAATAAATGCTTGATCAACTATGCCGTTAATTACATATATTGCATAGCGCCAAGAACGGTTGGCAAACCCAACATGACGTTTTCTTACAAGCATACCCATCGCTTGTGTAAAATCACCATTACCATCAGCAAGTAATTTTACATTTTTAATTTGTATATCTTCAGCCCAGGCATTCATTACAAAGCCGTCGTTAACTGAAACACAATATACTTCGTTAATACCTAAACCTTTAAATCTATCGTATGCTTCGTCATACGCAGGTAATTGTTTTTCTGAACAAGTAGGAGTAAATGCTCCTGGTAAACTAAACAATACAATTCTTTGATCTTTGAATAAAGATTGTGAATCAATAAGATCAAAGTCACCGCGAATTCCGTTTCTATTAACAAATCGAGCTGACGGAATACGATCGAATCTTTCTATTTTTTGTATTGATCCAGGAAGAGCAGGATGTCCTGTCCGTTCATATTTTTCTTTATATGCTTTTGCATATTCGTCCGGTGTTGGCGGTCGTTCTGCTGTTTTCTCAACATGGTCAGTTCCACGATGAGTTCCACCATATTGTTTACCAATGTCTGTATCTGTTAGTTTCATTTAGTTCCTAAAGTCTAGCATCTTCCATTCCGGCTACACGAAGCTTTACAATATTAGTTAGTTGCCATTGCTTTTGATCGAGTGCCTTTGTGACTCCTAACCATTTGTTCCGCATTAATGCAAATTCATTTATAATTTTTTCATAATCAACAACATCTGCTTCGCCATCAACATATTTTTCTACATCACGACTGCTTAATGCTCGTTGATAATTTTCCAAATATTTTCTAAAAAATGTACTTCGTAGTCTTCGTAATTCGATATTTAAGTATTCTAGTATTGCCTCTAGTTCTTGAAGCTGATTAAATCGATGTTCAACTATCCCCGGCATCTCTGCCGCAGACCTTTCTACATTTCCTCTAATCCTAACCTCGGCTTTTGCTTCGTCTAATTCATGTTCAAAATAACCAATTGCCGCGGGTATTTTGCTAACGTCTTTAGCAATATCAGAATACCATCCCATTAATAATCCTCTTCTTCAACCCAATCATCTTCTTCCATTTCTTCATCTAAGTAATAAGTTATTGCCTTATCTAGTTCATTATCCATGCCTAATGCATCTCTAAATGCTTCATCTGGTGTGCCATAGTCTGCACATAAATCAACAAAACGTTCTGCAACTGTTTCAATATGTTTTTTGTCTATGTATTCTTTGAAGCAAGTCCAGATTTCGCTAATCTGTGATCCACTTTCCATATGTTGTTTACTCCTCAGTATCGTCATCTCCAACAACATCTTTCTGTTCGAGGTTATCGAAGTCATGCATAATTATCTCTAACTTCTCACCACTCCAGTCTTTTCGATATTCTAGATGTTCTCTTTTTGAAGAATCAACGTATTTAAGTCGATTGCCTTGTTGTTTTAGTAGGCCTTTCTTTTCAAATAAGTCAACTAATCCTGAGTATGGATCCATGCCAGTTTCATATGGAATTTTAACTTGTACAGATTCAAAAGGTTTTGCGTAACGTGTTTTCATTACCTTACAAGCGGCTCTAATACCACGTACATCGGTAACCTTTTTACCGTCTTCATCTTCTTTTAATTTTAATTTTTTCATTGCTACAACAATTGAACTTGCGTAGATAAACCCTTGTCCACCACTAATTTTATCATCTGGGTTAAACATATCTTGTGATGCATAAGTGTGATTGGTTGCTACTAGTCCAACATTATGACTACCAAACATATTAACACAATTTCTTACAAGAGCTGTTAAGGCTTTAGGTTTACGACCCATATCACCTTTCATATCACCCTTTGTAAATTGATCAACGTCAGTAGGTGTTAGCAACATACCCAAACTATCCATTACAAATAATACTTTTGGGCGTTCTTCTTCTGGTGTTTCTCTGTAGTCTGCCATAAATGTTGATACTGTTTTTGCAACATCATCAACCATACTCATACTTAATTTGAGTAATTTCTTTTCGTCAGTATCTACACCTAATGCTTGTAGCCAATTTTCATCTAATGCATTTTCTGAATCTATTAGAATAACAAAGATATTTTGTTCTTGTGCCGCTTTTACAATGTTAGCTGAACAAAAATATGATTTACCTGAAGCTGGTTCGCCAGCAAAGACTGTTACTTTACCTAGAGGTACACCTTTATGGAAGTCACCACTAATAAGATAATTGAGTGCAAAGTTTCCTGTGCTGATCCAATCGGTTGGATCATGAAACCCAGAGCTCATACCTGTAATTGATTTTGTTAAGTTTTTACGAAACTTAGAAACGTCGAATACTTTATTTGTCATTAGATCTCCTTAATCCAAGTTAATAAGGGGGACCGAAGCCCCCCTTATGTGTTACTGTTTAGCCGTTCTGGCGATTGCGAATCATTGCAAGAATGTCTTCCGCTTTGCCGCCAGGTTTTGGTGCTTCTGCTGTTTCAGTAGTAACAGCTTCAGTAGTTGTTTTTGCAACTTCTGGAGTTGGTGTTACACTTGGTGTAGGAGTTACAGCTTTTACAGGATCTCCTGTACGAGCTGACATCCCGGCTGGACGATAATAACTTCCGAATTTGTCCATGTCGTAAGCCTCACCATCAACAGATTTTCCAAACATCTCTTTGATAGCTTCAACTTCTACGTCGCCAGGTTTCTTAGGTAAGTAGTCGCTTAGAGTAAACAATCCATTATCTTCGATTGCTTTATACTCATCTTCATTTAATGGTCGATCTTTACGTGACCATGTTGAAGTTGAATAGTCTGCATAGCCACCTTTAGAAGTTTTGGAAATTCTAAAGTCTACACCTGCGGTATAGTCTGTTGGCAATTCATTCATGTCAGGATCCATTAATGCACCCTTTATGATTTGAAAAATTTGCGGACCAATAATAAACCTACGAACTGGGTTTTCTGGTGTTGTGTCCTCCTTAAGAGGATTGTCAGTTACAAAACCTTGAAATACATAAGAACGTTTTTTCCAATACTTACGTCCCATGTCTTCCAAATTTTTATCCTTGAACCAACCACGTACTTCACTCAATACAGGACAAGTTTCGCCATACATTTCCATACATGGAACTTGTACTTGTATAGGTCGTGAATCGGATTCATTCTTAACGCCTGCAAAAGGAAGTTTGATCATCAAACGTTCCTGCCAGAAGAAAGTGTTGTTTTCATCTCCGTCTGGTAAGAAACGAATCGTTGCCGATTCTCCTTCTTTTAAGTTCCAAAATGGGTAAATGGCGTTGTCACCGCCTGAACCGCCAGAAGAGCGATTCTCTTGTTCTTTGAGTTTTGCACGAATTTCTGCTAATGTAGCCATAATTTAAGCCTCCTTATATTTTTAGCCTTTATGCTAGTGCCTTTAAAATAGTAGCACATATTATATATACTACTATCTTTTATTTAGTAAGTCAAGTTCTATATTGCCGAAATTGTGGTTTTAAATGCCTGCTAGTTGTTTTACACGTTCCATTTCACGATCTTGACCGTGAAATAGTTTTTCAATCATTCTTTCTGCATATGGTAAACTTCTCTCACCAAATTCTTTTTCAACAGCAGTCATTACCGCTGTTTCGCCTTTTGGAAATTTATTAGTTGTGTAATCGTAATAACTTTTGATTAGTTCTTCTAATTTTTCCGATGGTTTTTTGTTGTCGCCTTTTTCTTTATCGCGTTCTGCGCCTTTTTGTTTTACAATTTTTTTAAGTATCTTAGGATCAAAATATCCTTTTTCTGGATGGTCCAACGGTCGTGCTTCTGTTGGAACTTCTTCTCCACCTTGCATATCACCTGTATCAATTTGTGAACTAACATCTGGTGCGTGTGCTTTAATCCATTTCATTACAAGTGGTCTTACACAAATATCGGAATTTTTTTGTCCAACTTTGCGGAACATTTCTTGTAGTTTTGGATCATCAATTATTCCAGCTAAACTTTCAATTGCGTTTGCACCATTTTCACCTGCTGGAAAATGTTGTGTCATTAATTCATTAAGTTTATCAACGGCTTGTGCTTTATCTTCATCTGAACCATCTGTTAATGCATTTTCTTGTTCACCAACAATATAAGAAAGAACTTTGTCATATTCTGCTACTGGATCAAATCCTCTTTGTAGATCCGGTTCCAATTCTTCGCCACCGTGTGAATATTTGTTATCTCGTTCAGACCATTGTTCTTCAGCATCATCTTGCATATCTTTCAGTATCTCAGCCGCCTGGTCTTTAATTGGCCATGAGTTAAGTCCGTCCTCAAAATCATGAGAACTTAAACGAGCTTTATTAAATCCTTCATCTCTCATGTCACCTGTAACTGACTTAGGATCAACTTGTACTGTTCCACTTTCATGATCAACATGAGCTGTATAACGTAAGTCAGCCCAAGATTCTTCACCATCGTCGCCAACTACTTCCCACTCAATTGATCCCTCAAACTTATCTGGATCAAATCCTTCGTCTTTCTTTGTGTTGTCGCCAGTTTTTAATTTTTTTCCTTTGTAATGTGGATTCGCTTGTCGAATTTCTTCTTCATCATCGTCTGGTGCGAGTGCTTTTTTTGATCCAGCTATTCCTCCAACAACAGCTTTTCCAACTCCTCTGCCAACTGCTAATGCACCTCGTGCCAAGCCGCCAGCCACTGCACCGACTACAGGTAAAATTTCATCTGTTCGGTCTGGACCAATCTCGTCAACTTTCTTAGAGTCGTTAATAAGTTTATAAATGTATGGGAATACACTTTTTAATTCTTCATTAAATGATCTAATAGTTAATTCATCAATCCAACTATTAGTAACTTCTTCTGGAACTTCTTCCATAACTTCTTGTTTATAATTTGCAACTGCATCTTTATAATAAGTTTCACGTTGCAATTTTAAACATTCTTTTTTAACTGTTTCTAATCGCTCGTTAACAACATTAAGGTAACCTTTAAGTCCTTCTGCCATAACTGCTGAACGATTTATGTATGTTTTAAATTGACGTAATTTTGATAATTCTTCACTTAACCCAACAATATGTTTACCAAAATCATCATAGAGATTACCGCCTCCATCGACGTGACGTGCTAATGCTCTTGCACCATTTAAATGTCTATATGGGTATTTGTATCTTTCACCATTGTCACTTTCAATATAAATGCTATGAACGTGTTGGGTTCTTGAACCTGGTATTTCTAAATTAACTGGTTGGTTGTGCTTTAAGACTAAACGAGCAGTTCCAACATCTTCATAGCTTGTTCTACTCGTTCCGTACATTTTTGTTTCACTCATTCTATTATCTCCGGAACTCGTTTTGGTTAAATGTGCATAATCTCGTTTATCGAGATTCGACTTTGTAATATCACGTGTATCAAAATTTAACATATTTTTCTTCGAAAATACTCTTAATTCTTTTAAAAAGCTGTACCAGTTATTTTTAACATCATCATTTTCATTAGTAATAAAATCGTTATTAAATGTTACTGTTACACCTGATTCTTCATTAATAGTTATGCTTACTTTTCCTAATGTTTTACCATCATCTTGGAAATCAAAGTCAAAATATCGTGCCATTTGTGGGTCATCTGTAACTACTCCTGTTTCGTCACCGAGGGTAACTGATGGGAATCGACCCCTAATTTTAGCAAATAAGTTCTCAGATATTTTGTTCATTGTGCTCATGTTATTATTTATCTAGGAAACGTTGTAACCATGATCGGCATAGGCGGTATAAAATCTTCAGGTTCTTCATCAGCTTGGTTAAATGAGTCATATACTCGCGGATCCCACATTTTCATTACGCTAATCATACGCATAGCCAATAAAGCGGCACTAACTAGGTCGTCAGTT